TGGGGCGAGCATCACAAGCTGCATGGGTTAACTGAAAAAGATTTTCCAGGATTTAAGTTTGCATATATTAGCCACGATGGCAACATATCAGATGTGATGCAAGAAGTCACACCTGCTAACCCAAGCAACTTGATGATTTGCAGGTGGGACAATGAGTAAAGTACTATGCTCTGTGGCAACACGGGGGAGGTATCACACCACACTGCCGCTAGTATTAAACGCTATTATCAGTCAAACTAAGTCACCCGATAAGCTGATTGTGTTTGATGATAATGACGAGCCACAAGACATGCGTCAGGAATTGGTTTACCAGTACTTCTTTGAGATGTTAAAGCACAAAGGCATTGATTGGGAGTGGCGCTATGCAACTCGTAGGGGGCAGCACTACATACACCAAGATGCCAACGTTGAAGGTTTTGAATGGGTATGGCGCGTTGACGACGATGCGGTACCAGAGCCAGAGGTATTAGAAAAACTTTATCACTATGCTAATGATGCAAATAATAAAGTGGGTGCAGTTGGCGGGTCAGTATTGACTCCACCATACATGCCTAATACCACAAAAGTAACAGGAACAATTGATAACATTAATTCAGAACCGAATATCCAATGGGGTATTATTGAGCGAGTAAAACGAGTTGAGCATTTACACTGTACTTTCTTATATCGTGCTGGGGTGTATGATTATAATCTGGGCCTTTCAAGAGTAGCGCACAGAGAAGAGACATTATTTACATATGGCCTTAAACAAAAAGGCTATGATATTTTAGTAGTACCAAACGCTATTACTTGGCACATGAAGAATCCTCAAGGTGGGATTCGTAGCGAAACAAAGAAGGAAATGTACGAGCATGATGAACAAATTTTTAGAAATATTCTTAAATACCGTGATCGTACCGTTGTGGTTCTCAATTGTGGTCTCGGCGACCATATTGTATTCAGCCGCATACTTCCTTCAATACCTAACGCTGAAGTTTTTAGCTGTTACCCTGAAGTGGTTCCCGGCAAATCTATAGCAGAAGCACATGAGCTGTTTGGTGATATTGAACCTTGGAATATCTATAAGAAGATGGACCAATGGAAGTGGAAAGGTAGTTTAGAGTTAGCATATCGGAAGATGTATTTATGATTATTATTTCTCCGTATGCACAAAAGCTCAGAACAGGCTTGCTAAATCCAAAGAATTACCCATATTGGAAAGAGTTAATCAAAATAATTGATGAGCCAATAATTCAAATAGGGGTAGAAGGTGAAGAGCAACTTGTGCCCGATTTTAGAAAAAATTTACCTATTGCAGAATTACGTAAGCTCATACAAGAGTGCCGTACTTGGATTGGAGTAGATAGTTTTTTCCAGCACCTTGCATGGGATGAAGGAAAACAAGGAATTGTACTATGGGGGCCATCTGATCCATTGATATTTGGGCACTCAGAAAATATTAATCTGTTAAAACATAGATCACATTTAGTAAAGAATCAATTTATTTGGTGGGAAGCCACCGAACATAATAGTGAACGATTTGTAAAGCCACACATCGTTTTAGAATATTTAAAGGAATAAACCATGGCCCAATCCGGCTACGTACCAATTCAGTTATACCACAGCACTACGCCAGGTAACGCGCCAACTGCTGCGCAACTGCTTAGTGGTGAGCTTGCCCTAAATGCGGCAGATGGTAGATTGTACTATCTTAGCACATCTGGTACAGTAAGCTCTTTTGTTGGTGGTGGTGGTCCATCTGGATATAGTGGTTTTAGTGGTTTTAGTGGTTTTAGTGGTTACAGTGGTTCTGGAATATCTGGCTATAGTGGCGTATCTGGTTTTAGTGGGTATAGTGGAATTAGTGGAGCCAGCGGCACATCTGGTTATAGCGGCATTTCTGGTTATAGCGGCATTTCTGGTTACAGTGGTTCCGGTATTTCTGGATATTCTGGATATAGCGGTTTAGGTTTATCTGGTTACAGTGGATACTCTGGCTACAGCAGCTTTTCGGGTTACAGTGGTATTTCTGGATACTCTGGTATTTCTGGGCGTTCTGGTTATAGCGGATCTGGTGTATCGGGCTTCTCCGGCTTCTCCGGCTTCTCTGGATATAGTGGCCTATCGGGTTACAGTGGCTTTAACGGTTCAACTGGCCCAATCGGTAACTCTGGATACAGTGGCTTTAGCGGTATCTCTGGTTACAGTGGAACTAATGGTCTATCCGGATTTAGTGGCACATCTGGTGCTTCAGGATACAGCGGTTCTGGTGCTTCTGGTTACAGTGGATTTAGTGGTTACTCTGGAGCAACATCTTATACAGCAACCAATTTATCTGGTGGTTATGTAAGTGCAAGCAGCATTGCTTACACTACAACATTAACTGGCGGTAATGGCATTATTAACATTGGTTCCGGTCAAATTTATAAAGACGCTAGTGGTAACGTATCTATTGGATATGCTGGTGGTATTGCCCCATTGTACATTCGTGGTGGCAATTCAAACAACCTATTAATAGATAATGCTGGTCAACAATTCACAACTATTTCGTTGTACAATAACGGAACCGAAAAAGGTCAGTGGTATTGGGATCAGACCAACACACTATTGGTGTTTGGTACCGATGTCAACGCCCCAGTAGTGTTTAAGACTGGTACAGTGGAGCGTATGCGCGTTACTGGTACTGGTGGTGTGGCAATTGGTACATCAACAGATCCAGGATTTGGTAGCTTACTAGTAAACGGAACAGTTACGGCTACTAACGCCTCAATCACTGGAACACTTACAGCACCTAACATATCTGGTTTTACTGGAGGTTTTGCTGGAGGTGTGGTCTATGAAAATGGACAAACTATATCAAGTAACTATACAATGACTACTGGAAACAATGGCTCAAGCGCTGGTCCAATTACAGTAGCAACGGGTATAACTGTTACAATACCAACTGGCTCACGCTGGGTAATCGTTTAAGGAAAAATTATGGCTGGCACAATAGTAGCAAATACAATTAATACTGATACTGGGGTTTTTACTTCTAATAATGCTTATAGTGGTATTGCTAAAGCATGGTGTCAATATAATGGATCAACTTCTACTGTGGTTGGCTCTTTTAATGTTTCAAGTGTAACTCTTGTGGGAACAGGCATTTATCAATTTAATTTTGCAACTGCTATGCCAAGCGCCGGATATGTAGCAACAGGATCATATAATTCAAATAATAGTTCAACCGGTGGATATGCTCAGTCTTTTTATAATTATTTAACAACAAGTGTTACTGGCACTCCATATCCAACCCCCGGAAGTGCGCCAACCATTACAACAATGGCTGTATTTAGTTCATAAGGATAAATCATGGCAGGAACAATCTACCTAGTCACCAATAATCTGAACGGCAAGCAATATGTCGGTCAGACTACTGTTGGCGACCGTAGAGGTCATGGTCAATTATGTACTGCCGCTTATCGTAAATATGGCAAAGAAAACTTTAGCTATGAGCCTATTTGTTCTAATATCCATAGCCGACCAACTTTAAACTTTATTGAAAAGTTTTGGATTAAGGTAATGGATAGCCGAGTGCCTAATGGTTACAATATTGACCACGGTGGTTCTAGCAAAGACAAAGTATCAGATGAAACTCGTAAAAAATTAAGCAAGTCACTTACTGGATTTAAACATTCAGAAGAAGCTAAAGCAAATATGTCTAAAGCTCAATTTAGCAGACCCAAAGAATCTTATGACAAAATGGCTGATAAATTGCGTGGTCGTAAACGCCCAGCACATATTGGAGAAGCTGTAAAAATAGCTCATACTGGCAAAGTAGTATCAAAAGAAACTAAAGCCAAACTATCGGCTTTTAATAAAGGAAAAATCGTGTCTGAACAAACAAGATTAAAACTATCCCAAGCGGCTAAAAAGCAATGGGCAAAGATTAAAGGAGAACTATAATGGCTGGCACGATTGTCGCTGACACCTTGCAAAATGGTGCTGGAACTAGCACTTCAATGGACAATGCCATTAATGGTAGCGCAAAGGCTTGGCTAAGATATAACGGAAGCACATCAACAATTAATGCTTCTTACAATGTTTCTTCTGTAACAGTTAATGGAACTGGTGACTTTACTATTAACTTTACAAATGCTTTAACTGATGCTAATTATTCATTGGTTGGTTGCGGTTCATTTGCTGATGGAACAACTGGAAATTCCGATATTGGTGTTGTTGGCCCTTATCGTGGGTCTACAACCCCTTTAACCACTACAACCGCTAGAATTTCAGTAACATATAGGACTGCACCAAACACAGCGTTTGCAAGTCTATCAATTATTTCAGTAGTAATAAATAGATAAGGAAATAAAATGACTCAAGTAATTATTCACACAACAGAAAATGGCAATGTAGCTGTTACTGTGCCAACAGGCGAAATCGACATTAAAGCGGTATTGGCAAAAGACTGCCCCGGTCATGCTTTCATCGTTGATAATTCAGCACTCCCACAAGGCGCTGATGCTCAATTTTTTGATGCTTGGGAATTAGTTGATGGCAAAGTATTAGTAAATTTTGAAAAGGCTAAAGCAATCAAGCTGGCACAGTTTAATGCTACTGCTGTTCAAGAAGCTCAGAAGCGCCAATTAAATACTTTAGCTGGCATCGACAATGATATTGCTGATGCTGATTTTGCTAATGAATTAAAAATTGGTCGAGATGCTATTGCCGCCGCTAAAACTACCGATGATTTAGCTTTAATTGCTAATCCAGTTTAAGGAAATATTATGTCAATGGCTATTGATGGTTCTAATGGAATAACCTTTCCAAATACATCAACACAAATTTATGGCGCTACAGGGGCGGCATCTCAAACTTGGCAAAATGTGCTTGCATCAAGAGCATTAGCAACAACATACACCAACAGTACGACTGCTCCGATTACAGTAAGTGTTAATGCTGGTGGTGGCGCAAGTCAGCCATTTAGCTTAATTGTAAATGGAGTAACAATTGCATTTGGACAGTTTTCAAGTGGAACAGGAATTGTTTTTTCACAACTTACAGCAATTATTCCCATTGGCGCAACATATCAAGTTACTGGCACTTATTTAAATACTTGGGCAGAATTAAGATAATGATTAAACTAGCCGCATTAGGTTTAGCGCAAGATGAAGTAAAAGCCTTGCTAGGATAATGATTTATCTTTACTATATTGCATTAGTTCCTATATCGCTACTACTAACCCTAGTAGCGGTTTTGCTTGCGCCATTGATGCCTATCTTTGCTTCAGAGCAAGATGGTTGGCTGGACAACCATTCAAGCTGGAGTAAAGGCCCTCGCCTTCCAATATGGCTTAATTGGTTTCAAACTCCAGATAACAGCCTTGACGGAGATGCAACATTTCAAGTTTTAAACCCACCTAGCTACTGGTCTAAAGTTAAATGGCTTTGGCGTAATCCAGCCTATGCTTTTGCGCTACGCTATTTGGTTCCTGAATACATTACTTCTGTATCCGGAAATCCTTCCATAAAAGATAATGACGATGCAAAGTCTGGCTGGTGTTTTGTAAAATCCAATGGTTTATTCCAGTTTCGTTGGGTGCAGCCAATTGGTTTTTCTCGATGTTTATATTGTAACTTTGGTTGGAATATTATGGGATTAATAGATAAGAATGTTAATCCTAAACCAAACCCCTATCAAGCCACATTTGTATTCTCCCCAAGAATAAGCGGTTTTCGCTAAACAATTTTAACCCAACCTAAGGAAACATCATGGCATTAAACGAAACAATCTCAACAATCGAAGCTGAATTGGAAACACTTAAAGAATCTATTGCTCCAGCCGCTATTATTGAACCAACTCCTGCTGTAGTTCAAGCTGAGCCAGAAGTTATTGTACCAGAGACTTCTGAACCACAAGTTCACCAAGCTCCAGCTTCACCAATCCTACAAATGGCTATTGACCAAGCAGCAGAACGTCTAGCCCGCGAAACAGCTGAATAAAATGGACCTGCAAACTTTAATCAATACAGTATTGCCACTTATCTGTGTGGCAATCGGGTGGTTCTGTAAAGAACTTTGGACAGCAGTTCAAGAACTCAAGGACGACCTTTCAGACATCCGGACTCACTTAGCCGATAACTATGTACGTAAGGATGACTTTGCATCACGTTGGGATGAGGTTCTTAAAGCTGTTCACCGTATTGAGGACAAGTTAGATACTCTTCGCGACAGCAAATGATTACCAAGATCCTAAATGATCTACTAACAGGGGCCGATGGTAAAACCCATGATATTGGTCGTTGGTCTTGGATGATTTCACTCCTAGCTGTCATTTTTGGCGCCGGTTATGAAATGGTTCACAGTGATATACCAACGCTTAAAGATTTTGCCGAAGCTGTTGGTATTATTGCCGGGGCCCATGGTGCAGCAGTAATGCTTAAAAAAGATACTGAGCCTCAATAATGTTTCCATTACCAATATTAACTTATGTCAAATTTGGACTTTGCGCTTTACTGCTATGCTTTGCTGGCTATCTTGGCTACTCTTTGGAAGCTGGTAGATTTGATCGCTACAAGGCGAACGAAGCTGCTCAAACCCAAAAAGTCCAAGAAGAACACCAAGCCGCCACAGACCAAATAAGGAAAGAAAAAGATGCTCAAATCGCTAGTATTAACTCTAGCCTCGCTGATGCTCTTATCGAGTTGCGTAAGCGTCCCAGTCGCTCCCAAGCCTCCAGCAATGGACAAGGTGGAACTGGGATGTCCCTTTCTGCCGAGGATGCAGGCTTTCTTGAACGGGAAGCTGCCAGAGCAGACATCCTGCGAACCGGCCTCTCAGCCTGCTACGCCCAATACGACTCGCTAAGTAAGTAAACCCCCAATTTGCGTATTAGTGTAAACTGACGCAAAGCAAGGAGCAAAAATGAATAAGAAGCTATTTCTGGTAGTATGGTTGTGCACGTTGATTTGGGTAGTTCAAAACCTACAAATAACTAAAACAATAGAACAGGACATCGTGGCAATTACAGAATCAACATTTCAGTTTATTACTAACTTTGAAGGTAAGCGTAATAAAGCATATAAAGACTCAAAAGGTCTTTGGACCATCGGCGTTGGCCATCTAATCAAAGCCGATGAAGAGTTTCTAAAGACAATTACCCTGACAGACCACGATGTAGAAGAGCTGTTTAAACGCGATTTAAAGTGGTGTGACGAGGCCGTAGCTAGTTCGGTGAGGGTACCCCTCAATCAAAACCAATACGATGCCCTGTACAGCCTGTGCTTCAATATTGGTGAGACTAATTTTAAGAAATCTGAAGTAGTCCAGCACATTAATAAAAATGATATACCGGGCGCAGCAAATGCCTTTTTAAACTGGGCCAATCCTCCAGTGTTAAAGACCCGTAGGCAAAAGGAACGGGAACTGTTTTTAAGGGCGATTTAGCCCTTTTTAGCGTATTAGTAGATATAAGGGCTGATCACCCATTTAACCAAACCTCGAGGAAACCATGGACGATTTTAAAAAACTACCTAAGATGCAGCACTTCAAAGAAGGCGGCTCTGTACAACGCGAAGTAAAGAACTTTACTAAGCGCGACCGTAAGACTGTTGATGAAGCTGACACAGCTCAAGACAAGAAAATCGTTAAAAAAGCCATTGGTATGCACGACGTGCAACAGCACGAAGAAAAAACTGACTTGTCTGGCCTTAAAAAAGGCGGCCGTGCTAAAAAATCTGTTGGTACTGTTAAAAAGTTCTGCGGCGGTGGCAATGCCTATAAAGACGGTGGTAGTGTAACCAATGTATACGAAGCTAAAAAATCATCTGGTGACATTGACAATATCAAAAAAGTAAAAGACATCAAGCCAGCTAAAGCTGCTACCCCATCTAAAGCAGCTACTAAGCCAAATTTTAAAGGCTCTGACGTAGCTAAAGAAAAAAGCAAACCAGCTGGTGATGCTGTAGCAATCAAAAAAGTACCTCCAACTGGTGGCAAAAAAGCTGCTGCCCCCTCTGGCGCTAAAGGCGGTCCAAATAAGTATAAATGCGGCGGTGGTGTTAAGAAAATGGCTGACGGCGGTGGCGTTATGGACGCTCTTGGTGCAGCTGGCACGGGTATTCGCGATGCTGTTTTGGGCACACCATCACAAAATATGATTGCTCGCGCTAACGAAGCTAAGTACCTCCGCGCTAAACAACTACAACAAGCCGCTGGTAAACCAATGGGTGGCATGGAACAAGCTGCTATGGGCTTAGCTGGTTTAGGTCAACAAGCACAACCAGCTCCAACTGCACCAATGTCAGCTCCAGTAGCTCAGAAGCGTGGCGGTAAAGCAGGTAAGTGCTAATATGCCTATCAAGTCAAAAGCTCAACAAGGCGCTATGTACGCTGCAGCTGCTGGCAAATCAACCCTTGGCATCCCTAAAAAGGTTGCCAAGGAGTTTATCAAAGCTGGTCCAGCTTCAAACAAACTACCAAACAAAGTAACTAAGCGAGCCGCCGGCCGCGGAAGGTAACATGGCTTATAGCAACACTACTGGCCAGACAACAATTAATGTCGACCAGTTAATCTCATATGCGTTCCGTGATGCAGG